GCCAGCGTCGTGTTCTCAGTAAACGTATGCGTGAAGTTGTTACCCAAGCTGGCATCAACCGCAATGGATGCGCTTGTGCTTGTCAGCGATACAGGTGTGCCACGCTGTGCCTTGCTGTACGTCTGCACTACATCCGTCTTAGCTGTGTCAACGTCATATGCTTGTACATCTACGCCTACCTCAACATCCATCGCCTGCTGTGCTGCTGCTACTGTTGCCGCAGTGAACACGCCGATACCGACTGTCGTGCCACCAAGGTTTGTTCTAGCAGTGGATGCGCTTTGCAGGTCAGAAAGGTTACTTGCCTTGGCAAGGAAGTCTGTGCCAGAGACATAGGCTGCTACCCATGTGCTGCCGGTGTATACCTTCATGATGCCGCTAGTGCTATTGAAGTACAGCGCACCAGCTACCAGTGCATTGCCGTCATTGTCTACAGATGGGTCAGAAGACTTAGCGCCAAGGTAGCGGTCATCGAATGAGTCGAAAGATGCCAGCGTCTGGTCACGGGCAGCTTCAGCAGCAGACTGTGCCGATGCCGCATTAGAAGCTGATGTCGATGCGCTGCTGGCAGAACTAGCCGCAGCAAGTGCATGGTACTTGGCTGAATATTCACCGCCTGCTACTGGACTAGCTGTCTTGGTTGCCCAATCATTTGCCAGAGAAGCCGATGCAGCAGCAGCAGCTTCACTTGCAGCAGCCGCAACCTCAGAGTCATAAGCAGAGCCAGCGTCTACCAACAAATACCACTTAGCCGCATCAGCGTTTGTAGAGATAGGCTGCGATCCTGTAGAGGTATGCTGAGTTAAGCACTGCCAGATGTTATTGTTGCTGGTGTCCTTGACGATATCTCGGACGTAGTACAGTACTGAAGCTGACCAGTTACCACGGTTGGTTCCTAGTGTGTCACCCAGTGTTGGATTACCATTTGCGTCAAATGCTAGGTTCTTCCCGGCTCGCAGCGATGCACGGGGCAAGGTCATGTTGATCGTTGTCGGATCAGTCTGCGGAGCTTGTAGCGCACGACCTAGACCTTCAGCATTCTGCTGGTTAAAGATCGTCTGCTGATCCAACTCATCATTAACCGTGTTGGCAAAGAAGTCGCCACCAGTTGTAAAGTCAGTGGTACGTTGAATAGTACGGTTGCCGACGATTGCAATCTGCGTAGCACCAGTGGGCGACGCTACCAGCGTGACATAACCAGTACCATTACTATTAATGGTGACCGTGTAATCAGTGGTCAAGGTCAGCAGCGCGTCATCCTTGTAAACCGCAACGTCACCAGCCGCAAGGATTTCAAACGTGAAGTTATACGGGCCTGTGCCTGATGCGGCATAGACCACGCGCCTTGTCACATTGTTAATTGGTACGCCCATGTCTCAATCCTTTCGATTGAATTGTATTAAATTATTTGCCATATAAGCTATAGAATTTTTTGTTCCGGTCAATCATGGCACCCAACTCTGGGAACTCCACGCTGTCAGACAAAAAGCCATATTCCGTAAGATCAGGGATTTCAGTTTGTCCCAGTTCGGGACTAGGGTCAAAGCCAATCATTCTTAGTTTGGCAATACGCCGGTACTTCTTGATAATGCTGTCCACAAACTTCTGAGCATCGCCCTTATTGAACTGCTCACCCATTTCAATGGCGTACTTCTCTTTCTCTTTCAGCAAGTAAGGGACTGCCATCTCTAGGTTCATAGGAGCCGCTGTAGCCGTCTCCACAAACAAGGACGGGTCAATCATTACCTCCTGCCCGTAAAGCTTCTTGTAGCGGTTGTATTGAGTCACGGATAGCCTTATGCCATCCCATGTGTCCCGTGGCCTAGAGGTGCCGTGGTCAATGCTGACCATTGCCTCATTAAATGGATCACGCTTGCCTTTGCTGCCCTGCACCATTGGGATGACGTTTGCCGTAAATTCAAACATATTGTTCTCGGCATACTTGCGGCGACCAATGTCGTCCAACTCTGCTGGCAAACCTTCAGAGAAAACAGGAAGGCGGCTCTTAACCCGATTCATCTGCTCATAGAAAATACGAATATGCTCTGGCACATTCATCTGGTCAACACGGGTAGACCGGATCAGCGGGTCATTCAATCGCTCAATATGAGCAATGGCTGACGCATTGGTTGAGCCAAGAATCGGAGTGCCGGTATACAGCACATCAACATACTGTTTGGCAATACGATTCATAACCTCGTAAACCTTTTCGCCACCGTCTTCGTTACGAGTTCTTAGGATACCTACCAAGTCGCCAATAGCCTGCGCCGACGGCAAGTTCTTGATGTACTCAAGGTTTGAGCCAGCATAAGCCAAAGCCAGCTTCGTCCATTCATCCTCGTCTGGTTTGCCCGTGTGGAAACGCTGGGCATCAGCAAAGTCTGCGCCCATTGCCAACACCGGACTAAAGACTGAGAACCGTGCGTAGCTGACAAACGTAAAGCCGCTGAAGTTACCTTGCCCTTTAGTCAGCGTTGTCAGCTTTGACAATCTTGCTTCAACATCTGGGCTGAGTTCGCCCGGCTTAAAAATCAGCGAATACTTTTGCCAGCCAAGTGCCTCAAGTGACTTTCTGTCTTGAACGTCAGATGGGCCAGAACCAGTCATCCTGCCATCAGTTGCAAGCTGGAGAGCCGTGTATCCAGCCATGCCACCCAATGCCAAACGAGACATAGCAAGATCACGCTCTTTGCCGCCAGCTTTCCACGCATCCATGAACTTGGGGCTAATAAAGTTCATTACTGGTGTTGCCGCAGCAGTATGCAAGAACTCCTGTGTAATCGCACGGGAGAACGGCAAGAACGGCTTTAGCACTGTGCTTTGGAATAACTGGTCTGTCTTCCAATAAAACTCGTTAAGCTTTGTCTCGCGGTTAAAGTCTTCCGTAAAGGTTGTTTGCTGCCTTGCCTTGTCCATGTTGGCTTGCATCGAGGCAGGCCGCTCATCAAGGAACGAAGCCACAATACGTTGAGTCTCCGCCAGAGAATCATCAGGGTTTAAGCCAGCCGCAATAAACTTATCGTACTCTGTTTGTGCAACGTGCCAAGCTTCCTCGTGCAATTGCATCCGCGCAGTAGTCAGCCCGATAAAGTCGTCGGCTGCTCTCATCGCACGGAACGGGACACTGTACATATAGCCCATTGCATCCAAGCCCTTGCCAATAAAACTATTGGTAAAGTCAGGAGTCCGGAATAGTTCTTTGCTGCTAAAAGGCAGGCGTACTGGCACATCACTAAATGCAGCACCAGACAATGGAGCTACGACAGCATCACCCTTGGCTGAAGCCCGAAGCGCGTAGTCTTTACTAAACGGTGTAGGCAAAGTAAAGTCAACACCCATACTAGGGATCTGAACCCGTGGGCCACCTTTTGCCAGCGTTTCCCACGCATCCATAATGCCGGGGCCAAAGCCAGACAGACGGGCTTGCAAATCAGCCAAGTAGAATCGTTCTGCCGGAGCGCCTCCAGTAGCCTCTACAACACCACGACGAGCCATGCCAACAGGAATGGAAACAAGACGCTCAACTGGTGCGCGAACTGTATTGATTACGCCAGAGGTAAAGCTGAATGCATGAGGAGCAATGTCTGTCAGAAGGTTGGACTGCCATGTGTTGATCCACGCATCACGCAGGCGCTGACCAAGACCTGCCTCAATAAGTTGATTCTTACCTTTACGGCTTGTCAGGGTCATATAATCATTGGCAAGCTGAAGCAGAGCTTTATCGCCACCCACATCATCCAATATCTTACGGATGTCTAACGGAGCAAAGCCCGGCCCAGCATCCTTGACACGTTTAAACACGTTCATGGAACGCGCCACATCAACCTGTACGCCCTTCATGGTGCCAGTGATGACATTATGGAAGGCCATCTGCTGACGCAACTGTAGTTGGCCTGCTTGGTCAAGCTGACCAGCCGCCATCTTTTTCATCAAATCGTCAAGCTGCTTTGCGCTCTGGTCATGCAGGTCAACCACGCCAGCAACCGTCTTTGCCAACTCGGAAGATCCGACAGTAGACTCAAGCGGCAAACCTTGCAGCAGCCGGTCAGCCACATTCTCACGGACACCAGCATTAATCATCCGCATCTTGATAGAACGCAGCGACATTGTTGGCTCGTTCTTGACTGAGTTCTCAGCCATAGTTCTAACCGTTGCCTGCATCCCTTCGCTGTCAAAAGCAATATTGCTAATAGGTGTTTCAGGAGTTGATGCAGCAGGGCCAGCAGCCTCAAGCCGCTGACGCTCTTTAACTAGGCGTTGAGCTTCGGTAAGTGGAACAGGCGCGATACTAGGTTTTACTACGGTAGTTTTAGGAGCTACCGTAACATTAGCAGCCGGTGATGGCGCAGGAGCAACAGGCGGTGGATCAGGAATAATCTTCGGTTCTTCTTTGGCTCTAGCACCTTTTTTAAGCAAAGGATTTAGCGCTTTCTTTGGGGTAAGAGTCTTTTTCAGCGTACCAAGGCCAAAGGCTGCTTGCTGCTCAAATTCCTCAAACGGCAAATCAGGCTGCGGCATTACATTGCCAGCATCCTCAACCCCAGCATTAGGGTCAAATACGGGCGCAGGAGATAGCTCGGCTGACTGAGCCATCTCCGACAACTTGCTGCCGATGTTTTGTTCAATCGCCATTATTTCTTTCCTTCGCCGTCAACAACTGCCGGTGTAGCAGCAGCAGTACCAGCTACCGCTTTCTTCGCTTTCTTTACGCCTTGAACAATTTTCTTGCTGCCCTTAACGTAACCTCCGGGAGCCATTACCTCGCCGATAGTTTCATATGGGTTCTCACCATCACCTACCTTGCCGACATTGGTGTCAAGCCAGTTCTTAATGTCTTCAGTGGTAGGTAGTATTGTCTGTTCCTGAATGCCGCGCAGAAAAGCATCTAGCTTGGTTTCGTCGCCACCACGTTTAAATATTTCTTTAACCCCACGACCTAGCATTTCAAAGTCGCCAAAAATACCACCGAATCCCTGACCCACTCCCTTGATTGATGACGCTCCAATATCAGCCATGCCCTTGCCAACAGTCAGCATCCCTTTACCAGCTTCAGCAACATTTTCAATTGCAGACTGGCTCTCAAACTTTTTAATTTGCCCCCTACTTGCGCCAGCGCTACCCATAGCCAACTGCATACCTTCTAGTTCGTAGGCATCAGGCGCGTCAGGATATTCACGGAAATACAAGTAATCACCGTAATATTTGAAATCATCTTCCACCTGCTGCCCTCCTTCTACGCTCCATCGTCTCAATGCTTTCTTGAGAGCGAACAATTGATTCAACGATAGCGTCAATCTCACCTTGGCTTGCTTTAGTTTTTGCAAGCTCATCAACAAGTCTGCGTCGATAGTTTGGCGTAACCTTGACTGCTGCACCCGGCTCAAAAGATGGCGGGATAGAAACCAAGTCTATATTTTGCTCCACAGCTTTTTTAGGCAAGCTTGTTCCACCCCTACCATAAGCAGATCTAAGGTCGCTCTTGGTTCTGTCCAATTTTTTTTGTTCTTCTTCATTTAAAAATTTGCCTTCGACATCCCTTCTTGCCTCATTAATATTTGGAGGCGTTTTTCTTTTCCCATTTTTAAATTCTGTTTTTTGATTTTCAAATTCAACATTAATTTCTGCCTCAAGGTCTCGTTCTATACGCGCCCTGTTTTGTGGATTTCTAACTCCAGAAGCATCAGCAATGTCCGACGCTCCACTCTTTACTCTATTGTCAATTTGTAGCTTTCTATCGCCAACGCGCTTACCTAAAGAGATAAGTGTTTCTGGCTTAATCCTTTTGCCTTTAGCAGCATTAACCACAGCAATAGCAGTCGTAATAACTCCGCTATCTATTTGGTCAACTATCCCCGCGACAGCTTTAGGATCGTCGTCAGGCTCCTCTGGCTTTGCCGTCATCAATGCAGGCCAGTTTTCTGGGGCATCAGCCATTGTTAAGCCAGCTAAACTAAGCATCGTTTTTAATTGCTCTGGTGTCTTAATTTTCCCTGTGCGGATCTGATATTCAATCTCATGAGCATTTGATTTTCTTTGAAGCAATCCAACATCTTTAGGAAGAAACTCACCAGCCAATGTCAGCGCAGTTTTGGGCGTTATGCGATTAGCTCTAGCGTAATTAATGATACTTTCAGTTGTTGCTAAGTTCGGGTCTTTATTGGCTAGTTTGTCACGCAACTTAGCCACGGACTCAAAATCATCCTCGACATCCTTTTTCAACAGTGCCGGTAAATCAATCTGTAAAAACTTTGCGCTAACAACACTAGAATCCATGTTGGAAATTCTCATTAGTGTATTAAGCGCAGCAGCTTTTTCGTCTTCTGTAGACCCAATATCAAGATAGGTCATTGTTGCCAAATTAGCTTCACTGGTAAGGTCAACCTTACGGACATCCCTGTCTTTGTTTTTTATCTCAATGAGTTGCTCAAATTGCTTGACCATTTTGTCACGAGCTTTTTTCTGGTCGGCAACAGACATACTGTCCCAGACACGCTGCAAGTCAGGCGGCAAGCTTCTGTCCCGGATCCTTGCATTAAGAGACACCATGTCACCACCAAGACCATCCATGCGAGACACAACCGCATTCTCAAGGACAGACATCTTGATGTCCGTCTCAATAGTTCCCAACTGCTCAAGAGCAAAGTTGCCAGCTTCAGCACCAGCGAGGGTAATCGCATTAGCAACGATCCGCGACTTTTCCGCTTGGATTAATTCATTAATGGGGATTCCATCTGCTGTTGAGCCTTCAATAATCTTCGCAACAGTATTGGGGAAGTTGCCAACTTCAGATGCAATCTTTACCTTATTCTTTGCTAATGCTATTGCACTTTCTTTTTTCGATGCGGATACCAATAACCGATTGGCATGGGTAGCAGCAGTTGCCTTAAATTTGTAGGCAGCATCTGGACTGACACCAGCCAAAGCCGAACTCCAGCCAGCAATCATCGCTTGGAAATCTTCAGCTACCTTTTTTGTGCTGACCTCGTATTCATGCCCTTCCTCATCTTTGCCAGTCTCAATTCTCAGTTGGACTTGATTAGCTTTATTAACAAGCTCAACTTCTGCATGGGCAGATAGCTCAATAGCACGAAACTTTTGTATGGATGCTTGATAAGGGTTTAAGCTAAAGTTTCTCTTAAATGCGTTTGGATCACCCTTACTCATTGCGTCTAGCTGGGCTAGATTTGGTGGGTTCTCCATAACAAACTCAAGGGCAGCTTCCTCAGACAGTCTCCCGGCTCGTTCAAACATAGACGCAGACAAATTTGATATGACTTTACCAAGAGATGACGAAGCATCTGCTGCCGCTTGATAGGCAATCTCTGGGCGCTGCGTACCAAAGTTCATGTTCGGCTGCGGCAAACTAGATATGCCAGTTACCGCAACATTCCCTGATTGAAGTCTTCTAACCGGATCTGCCATGATTAAGTTTCTCGCCTTGAACGATTTTCAACAGGTACTGTGCTATTCGTTGTTTTTGGCTGTTGCGGATAGTTCATTGCAAAATTAGCCCCAGCTTGTGACAACTGAACCCCAGCCAACAAACCGCCCGTGCCTTTTGCAATTGTTCCTGCTTTTTTCAATGAGCCAGCATTTACAATAGCAGCTTCACGTTCGTAGAATGCCATATCATAGGATTGCTGCAACATTGTCGTAGCATCTTCCAAGCCTAATATACGAGCCGTCATGGCATTCAAATCACTGATGCCAACATCCTGATATACCTCGCGTACATTTGCGCCACGGATACCTTGATAAGAACCGCCAGTAGCCACTACGCCAGACGCATACCCACGAGCCAGAATTGCTGCATTAGTGGCACGGAGGTTCTTTAATTGGTTGTTGGCTTGAATCTTGTAGTTAAGCGTCTCATACTCAATCTTCATGAGATTGCGCTTAAACGCAGCCTCACCATACTCAACCGCTTTGTCTGCACGAAGGCCAGCTAACCGCAAGTTCTCCTGCGCTTGTACAGCATAACCAGCCTGCTGGTAATAGCCCTGCGCCTGCTGCGCGTAAGCTGCACCAATGCCTGCAATAAGGCCACTAGCAGCAGCCATGCCCATTGCCATACCAGCACTTGGATCAGTAATAGATGCTGGTTGTTGTGCGTCAGCAATTACAGGAACAGGTGGCAATGAAGAGCTACCCGAAATGTTTTGACCAAACGCGACTTGGGTATTCATGTTACTCGGATCATAAGCGACAGCCATTTTATGTCCCCTGATTCACAGCAACTTTGTAGTCAAGACCAAGTAGTGTCATCTTGAGTGGCAAAGTTTGGGTTACCTCAATAACAGCATCGCGGCTATAGCCACGGATACCGTTTAGTCTCTTAATGCCTGTGAACGGCGTAATCGCAATATCCAGCAAAGGGTTGTCAAAGTTCTGGAACGGCACAGGCTGGTTATTAATGTTCAAGTGCTGCGACTCACTGACAATCGCGTTGACTTCGACAATCCGTTTTTTAAAACCAATACGAGAACCTGTCTGCAACTTGATCTCTACTGGCATTGTCTTGATGTAAACAGTAATTGGCAAGCCGACCTCATAGCTAGCTGTTGACGAACGGTCAAAGGTAACACTGCCACCAACACTAACCGTCTCGTTGCCCTGCGGTACACCATCGCAGATAACGTTTAAAGACTTACCAATATGTGGAAGACCACTAGCAGAAGCTGCGACACCACCAGTAAAGGCACAGTCAGTAAAACGACTATCGCTAAATAATTCAACAAAATACCGAGTCGTCCCATTAAATACCCGTTTAGTTACCGTATAAATGTCTGTGACGTTTACGCTGACATCAATGAACTCACCGTCTGTGGTGAACTCTGATGGCGCTACAATTTGCTGAGAACGCAGGATGGAGTAGACCGCCATCGAGCCGTCAGTCGCATTAGTAATTAGAAGCAGGTCACCCTCGTCCGTAGACGTAGCGCGACGCAAGGACAGACGAGTAGGGTTCTTTAACAGGTGACCCGACAGTAGCGAGATCCGCTGGGTAACGTAAGTCAGTTGTGTATCAGAGAACAAGAACTCATTAAGAGCCTTGCCTTGCCTTTGGATAAACAAGGAGCCAGACTCAAGCGACTCGGCTCGTGTGCCTGTCTTTGCGCCATTACGGCTAACTTGCTTAAACGTAAACGTCAGCGGCGTGATCGGGTCAGTGCCTTGCTGCGGAACATAAAACTCGCCACCCGTTGTGAAGGCTTGCAAGTCGCGACCAGAGATAATATCAACAATGATATTAAGCTGATTAGTATCAAGGGTAGCCTCAACAGCATCATCATCCAGAAACTCAGACGGTTTAAAGTCAAAGAACAAGGCCACCTTACTGCCCCAGATCGTAGACGGGCGTGACTTAGAGCCGCCGAAGTAGAGCCTACCTTCATGGAACGATACGCTGCGAGGCCAGCCTTTTGTAGACGACCAGACATCCTCATAGCCTGTCTCCAGTTCCCAATCGCCAGAAGCGATAGCCGTAGTGTTAAAGAATGGGAATTCAGTAATCGCCTCAACAACCGTACCGCTGATGTACTTTGTAATCCTGACCCGACCTTGTGGTGTCGCGTTGATGTACTGATTAACGTGCGTCGATAGGAACACTGACGAGCCAGCAGTCAAAGTAATATTGCCAGACACAGCCGATGGGGTCAGCGTCGCAGCAGGATTACTGAATGTCTGGGTAAATGCGTATTTAGGGATAGAGTCAAACGTAATGGTGCTTGCAGTCCAAGCCGCGTCATTGGCACCACGGACGATCTTGATTGGCTGCAAATCTGGGTGAACGACAATCAACGTATCAGCCGATTGCGTCCAGCACAGTGATGACAGCATGGTGCCTGTCAACGCAGATATCGTCAGGTAATTATCAGCCCCGCCATTGATAGCTGTAATCAACGCACCATTCTTAACCACATACATCCTGCCAGCAACAAAGCAGAGCATATAACGGTCATCGACGGAGAATTCAAAAGATATAAGCCGAACACCATTCGCGGCAGATGGTGTACTAGAATTAGGTAGCTCAAAAACGTGCTTAGTGCCGGGACGACGACGAGCGCCACCCTGTGGTTGGATAATGACATTAGTCGCTTTTGCCAATGCATTTTCGTACTGCGGGATGTCCACACGAGCGCGTAGCAACGGGTCTAGTTCCCCGGTACTAAAGTTCGTCTGGAAATCTAAGAATCTAGCCATTAGAATCTCACCGCGACTAATTCGTAATCTTCGATAATCTGGGGCGGCTGGCCTTGAGCATCAATGTTTGACGCTTGACGGAAGTAGCCACCTCGACCATTCTCTGACGGAGCGCCAACAGCAACGCCCTGCCAGTAACCTGTTTTAGTCTCTTGCTCAGTAATCGGATAAGCCAAGTGCCATGCCATCATGTACTTCAGCAATTGGATGAAGTATTGCGGCATCGCGTATTCTGGGGTTTGGTAAGGATAGTCAATGTAGACATCCTCGTAGTTTGTCAGCAGCTTGTCGCCCTGAATCTCCCAAAGTTTAACGGGACGGGCATAAGCATTAGCTGTCTCAAAAACTGCACGGGGATTGCCAAGACGGTCTCCCGGCATTTGGTATTCGTATCGCCACTCCGTTGTCGGCGTAGTAAGCAGCCTAGACAACCGTGTTTTCTTGTACGCAAATGACCAAGGGTACATGGATAACGTCATGTCCCGAACGTCTGGGTACAGACGGTCACAAGAGTTGGCCTCGTCTGTTCCGTCATTAAAAGACGAAATGGGCTTTGCGCCCAATAGGATCAATGCGTCAGAACAGATAGCAACTGCTGTATCGCCTGCTGCCATAACAACCTCTCATGTAATAAGGGGCCACTACCAAATTACTTCGGCAGCGGCCCCGGATGATCCTAACTAAACTTAGTCAGTATCAGTTGCTGTGATAGTCAGACCATCAGTGACATCAACAACACCGGAGGCGTTGCTTGCAACATAAACAAGCGTCAAAGCCTGAGTACCGCCAGTTGAAGAACGAACCAGAATAACGTCACCAACATTCAAGATGCTGGCGATTGCGTTGAAGTAACCGCTGGTGTTGATATCACCAATAGCATCAGTCGTTGAGTAAGCATACAAAGACGGGGCATTGCCAGCCTTTGATGCGCCAATGGTCGCAAAACCAGTTGAAGAATAAGCCATGTCAGCCTCCTAGATTAAGATTCGCGGCAGACGATCTTGACGATACCTTCATCGTCAATCGCCACAGCACCAGCCGAGAACATCGAAGCGATCAGGAAAGAAGTCTTCTCTGGCACATAGTTGATCTCAGTTTTAGGTGCAATGCCTTCTGCCAGACCCAGCGCATCCTTGTGGAACGCGAAGCAGGTACGGTCGTTCGAGCCATCCTTAATCAGGCCACCCTCAGTGCGGTCACCCAGAACGTGGAAGGTGAAGCCCAAGAAAGTGTTGATCTCGCCCTGAACCAGCGCCTTGACAGTGTTGAAGTCAGACGAGGTAACAGCGGTTTCCGACAACAGGGAAGCCAGCGAGTTGGCATGGATGATAATGTGACGGTTGTCCATAGGAACGTTGTTTGCGTTCAGCGTCTTAGCAGCTTCGCGCAGTTTGGCAACGTTCATGTTGCTGTCAGCGCCACCAATGTCATTGCTGACCGAGGTGCCGCTCGATGCAGTCAGAGCGTCCAGAATCAGTTGATCCTGACGACGACCGATTGCGTTTGAGACAACTTTGACCAACTCACGACGCTCGTCGAAGTTGACCTTAGCTTGCATAAAGATGTCCGAATACTCAGCAGCGATGTAGTCGCTCAGAGTTGCGGTCACTTGCGAGTAGGTAACGTTCAGAGGAGTAACGTCAGTTTGAGGGATGCGGACTTGAGCAACGCCCTTGCCGATCTTAGGGAATTTGTAAGTTGAACCTTCAACACCTGAACGGATACGGACAGCCGGACGGAGAACCGCCGAAGCCTGATAGGCTTGCTTAACTTCCGCATCAAACAGGGTTACAAAGGCTGTAGACAGATTAATAGCCATTTTGTTTACCTTTTGACAAAGTTATAAA